ATGGAGAATAATGCTATATCTTAAACGGAAAAAGGTGGCGTATGGGAAAAGGAAAAATGGGTGCTATACCCGATTTCCAACAACAAAAACCGAATTAAAATGCGCCCCGATACTGTGCTTGAAAGTTTCCCCCTGTATTGCCCCAAATGCAAGCAGGGAGTAATAATCAATGCAAAAGAGTACACTACATCAGTTATTAAAGGACACGGCGAATAGCCGTAAATAGTTCAATATGAGGACGCCGTGGGCTGGGCAGCGATTGAGGCGGGCTACAAGACCGCCTTGCGGGGCAGCCGCAAGTTCACACGGGAGGCTGTGCTCTACGACCTCTACTCCGAAGTGAACAACGTGCGCCTATGGCGCGATCTCAAGAAAATTGAGAAAACGAGACAGGCGGGCGTTAGTGAGTACACGCCGGGAAAGTATCGGCACAGGATCATCGTGGAGCCGAAGGAGCGCAGCCTCCACATCCCGCCGCTGCGGGATAAGATCGTGCAGCTCGTCATCCATCAGGAGCTGCAGACGCTCTTCCGCCCGGTATTCGTCAACCGTTCATTTGCGTGTATGTACGGAAAAGGCCCCATCCGAGCCGCCTTCAACGTACAGCACGACATGAGGGTCGCCCGCATGAAGTGGGGCGACGAGGCGACGGTCATCAAGATCGACGTCCGCAAGTTTTTCTACAGCATCGACCGCAGCGTGCTCAAGCAGATCATCGCGAAGCGGTTCAAGAAGCTCAAGAAGAAGTACCCCGAGAAATACGAGGACTTCCTCCGTTTTTACAGGCTTCTTTGCAAAGTGATCGACAGCTCGCCGGAGGGCGAGAGAGGGATTCCACTGGGGAACGTGAGTTCTCAGGACTTCGCCAACATCTACCTCAACGAGCTCGATCAATTCTGCATCCGCTTCCTCGGTGCGACGCTCTACACGCGCTACATGGACGATGTCGTCATCATAGCGCCGGACAAGGAAATCGCCCGGGAGTGGTTAGCAAAGATCAAGGTGTTCCTCCAAGAGAGACTGCACCTTGAGACCAACCAAAAGACCAAGATTTTCTATGTGCGGCAGGGCGTGAACGCCTACGGCTTCAAAATCAAAGCGACGCACCTGCTTCTCCGTACCGAGTCGAAACGGCGGGAGAAGCGGCGCATCAAGCGGATGATGGAGAAGCTGCAGGAGGGCACGATCACGAAGGCGGCGATCGTTCAATCGGTCAACTCGTGGCTCGGCTTCGCCCGGTGGGCTTGCGCCTACAATCTGGCGAAGAAGATCTTCGCTCCCTACCGCTTCATCAAAACGGAAGGAGAGCTACCTTATGGCGCAATATCTCGGAACCGTCAAGCTCGGCGGATTCTACAACAACGGCGCGGCGCTGGCAAGACCTACAAAGCCGTGGCGTAACGACAGCGCACCCAGCGGAGCGTCCAGTGCGGGCAATATCCCCTCGATGTCCGGCAGCATTTCAAACTACAGCTTCGGCAACACGCCCTCGGACGACGCGAAGAAGCTCCAGTGGGTGAAGATCAAGGACGGCGACAAGACGCTGCTCATCTGTGACCGTGTCATCCTCGTCAACGTCACATGGAACGACCTGAACAGCGCGGGCTGGATCTTCGGCAAGGAGGTCACCATTGACGGCGCAAAGTACAAGCTCCGCTCCCTGACGGGTGGCAGCAACTACCGCAATACCTCCGACGAATACGCGGGCGGCACGCCCACCAATAACGAGTGGGACAGATTCATCACCCGCGAGGAGGTCATCACGGGCCTCCCGGCTCCTGTGTCCTCCGACCTCGACAGCAACCTCAACTCGACCGACTTTAGCAGCACGCATAACGCCCTCTGGAATTGGGCGGGTGTCTATACTTGGTGTCAAGAGACGTATTCCTCGAATACGTCGAGCCGTGCGTTCCGTGGGTGCAGTTCGGCCCGCTACTGGCGCAACGACAATGCTTCGAACTCCACCTCGTACGTCGGTTTCCGCCCCGTCCTTGAAATCCTGAACACTGACCCTCTGATCTCTGACAGTGACAGAGATCTCGGAGATAAGAACAGCAATTTCACAATCACCTACACGGTCGATGACGCCGACTCCGGCGACGTCTTGACGGCGACGGAGTCGCTCGATGGGCAAACGACGAAGTCGTTTGCCCCGACGCGAAATTTGGTAAACACCATCTCCGTCGATGTCGATTCCCTGAGCCTCGGCAAGCACACTGTCAAGGTCGTCGTCAGCGATGGGCAGGGCGGCACAGCGACCCGGACGTGGACGTTCACCCGCACCAACTCCGCCCCGACCATTTCCGGCAGCGACGGCAACCTCGGGGATAAGAACCTCGGCTTCACCTACGCCTACACCATCGACGACGCGGACGGCGACACACTGACCGTCGTGGAGGAGCTCAACGACGAGACGATCCGCACGATCAACAACGCGCCCAAGGGCGAGGAGCTGACCGTGACGATCACCTCGGAAAAGCTCTACGCGCTGGGCCTCAATTCGGTCAACACCCTCAAGATCACCGTCACGGACGGCAAGGGCGGCACGGCCTACCGCCGTGTCACCTTCAAGCGCACGAACTCCGCGCCGACGATCTCCGGGCAGGACAAGGCCCTCGGTCTGAAGAACGGGAGCTTCGCGGAGAACTACACCGTGAGCGACGTCGAGGGCGACAACGTGGTCGTCACCGAGTTCGTGGACGATGTGCAGATCCGCAGCTATCAGGCGACGCTGGGACAGCAGGAAACGATCGAGCTGACCCGAGAGAAGTGGCTCTCGCTGACTAACGGACAACACCAGCTCCGCATCGAGGCGGTCGACGGCAACTTCGCTACCAGCGTCCGCGTCTTCTCCTTCAGCAAGAAAGAGACGGTCATCAAGTTTGAGCTGGCCGCGCCGGAAGAGACCGACGCAGCGGCGACCAAAGTGCTTGTGACGCCGACGTGGAAGATCGAGGGCGCGGTCGCCAAGGTGGAGGCGTGCAACAACGGCTTCGACGCCGTTCCCACATGGGAGGACATCACGGCGATGGTGCAGATCAACCGCGTCTACAACTTCACCAACAAGACCAAGACCGCGAGCAAGTGGGGCGTGAATATCCGCTTCACCATCACAAAGAATGAGGGCTTCGAGGGTGAAGTCTCCATCTCGGGCTTCGGAGGTGCGTATGAATAAGGACGTGAAGTATTTGACTCCCAAAAGGTCGGTCAAGGAGATCCACGGCACGGAGCGCCGCGCCGCATCCGCTCAGGCGGTCGCCGAGCTGATGTTTGTCAAGGCGGCACAGGAACAGCAGCTCGACGAGACCACGATCGCCGAGTACCCCGACCTCTTCGTGGAATGGGACGCCAACTGGCGCGGCAAGCAGGGTGACATCGTGCAGGACGAGGGCAACCTTTACCGCTCCATCCATGACGTCACCAACGAGGGCCAGAACACCAAGCCCTCTGCGACGCCCTCCATGTGGACGCGCATCGGCAACCCGCTCGACGAGTTCCCCGAGTGGGTGCAGCCCATCGGCGCACACGATGCTTACGCCAAGGGCGACAAGGCTTCTCACAACGGCAAGAACTGGGTGAGCACCGCTGACAACAACGTGTGGGAACCCGGCGTCTATGGGTGGGAAGAAGCCACTCAGGCGACCGCTGTGGCCGCCGACGAGGGCGACGGCGAGTAACTACTACCCCTTGGGCTTAGACGGCGCAGGAGGGGCGGCAAAACCGCTCCTCCGAGCGCCAAAAAAGCCCGCTCCTTTGCATGGGCGGCTCCCGGCTTTTTCGGGGGCCGTCGATGCATTTGAGCGAGCTCGGAAATGCTTCTTAGAATGGCGCTATTTTTTCTCAATTATCCTGTCCGAATTTCTCAAAAATCGTGTCGCGCTACACCCGCGAGGAACTGCAAGCCGAGATTGAGGACGGAAAGAAGAAAATCCGGCAGTTTGAGAACCGGGAAAAGATGTTGCGTCAAAAGCTATCCAAAGAGGAACGCAGAACGCGCAGCCACCGCCTTATTGTCCGGGGCGCGGTCTTTGAAAGCATTGTGCCGGAAGCAAAGAACATGACCGACGAGGAAGCCACAGCACTTCTCCGG